TGGATGGCGCGGCCGACGCTGGAGGCCTGCCTCGCCGACTTCGACCCGGCGGAGCACACGGGCGAGCCGGTCTACGTCGGCGTGGACCTGTCGGCCACGACGGACCTGACGGCGATGGCCTTTGTGGTGCCGACCGGCTTCGTGGACCTGCCGCGCGAGGACGGCGGCACGGCGCGGCTGCCGACCTTCGACGCCTGGGTGGAAGCCTGGACGCCGCGTGACACGCTGGCCGAGCGGGCGTTGCGGGACAATGCGCCCTACGACCTGTGGGTGCGCGAGGGCTGGTTGACGGCGGTGCCGGGCCGGACGGTGCGGATGGACTTCGTGGCCGCGCGCCTCGCCGAGGTCGCGACCGAGTATGAGATCCGGACCGTGGCGTTCGACGCCTACGCATTCCGGCGGAGCTTCGAGCCGCGCCTTGACGAGCAGGGCCTCACGCTGCCGCTGGTCGAGCACCCGCAGGGCGGCAAGCGCAAGGCTGCGGAGAGCGGCCTGTGGATGCCGGGCTCGAAGAAGGCGCTGGAGGACATGCTCCTCGAGCGGCGGATCCGGCTGCGGCGCTCGCCGGTGCTGGTCGCGGCGATGATGTCGGCGACGGTCGAGTCAGACCCGTTCGGCAACAGTTGGTTCAGCAAGCGTCGGGCGGTGAACCGGATCGACGCGCTGATCGCGCTGGCGATGGCGGTGGGCGCGGCGACCGCGGCTCCGGTGGAGGCCCGCAGCTTCTGGGACGTGGAAGCGGCCTAGCGGGAGGCACGTGGAATGGGCTTCTTGTCGCGCCTGTTCGGCCGCGCGGCGGCCAAGGGCGCCAACCCGACGCTCGCCCTGTTCCGCGAGATCTTCGGCGGCACGCCGGCGAACTCGGGCAAGTCTGTCACGGTCAGGACGGCGCTCGAGGTCACGACCGTACTCGCCTGCGTGGCCCGCATCGCCGACGGCGTGGCGACCGTGCCGCTCAAGCTCTACCGGAAGGACGGCTCGACCGGCCGGAGGCGGGAGGCAGTGGACCACCCGCTCTACGACCTGCTGCACGATGCCCCGAACGAGTGGATGGACAGCCTCCAGTTCCGCGAGACGCTGGTGTTCCACACGGCGCTGTGCGGCAACGCCTTCGTCTACGTGAACCGGGTGCGTGGGCGGATCGTCGAGCTGATCCCCTTCGAGCCGGGCCAGGTGCGTGTGACGCGGGCCGACGACTACTCGCTCAGCTACGAGGTGACGGCGCCGAGTGGTGCGATCGAGACGTTCCCGGCGGAGGCAATCTGGCACCTGCGCGGCCCATCCTGGAACTCGTGGATGGGGCTGGAGACGGTGAAGCTGGCGCGCGAGGCGATCGGCCTGGCGCTGGCGACCGAGGAGGCGCATGCCCGGCTGCACAAGAACGGCGCGCGACCGGGTGGGCTCTACAGCGTCGAGGGCACGCTGAACGAGGACCAGTACAAGCGCCTCCGCAGCTGGATCGAGCAGAATTTCGCCGGCGGCGAGAACGCGTGGCGGCCGATGGTGCTGGACCGCGCCGCGAAGTGGACGCCGCTCGGGATGACCGGCGTGGACGCGCAGCACCTGGAGACGCGCAAGCACCAGATCGAGGAGATCTGCCGCGCCTTCGGCGTCATGCCGATCATGGTCGGCTACTCCGACAAGACGGCGACCTACGCGAGCGCGGAGCAGATGTTCCTCGCGCATGCGGTGCACACGGTGCGGCCGTGGCACCGCCGCTTCGAGGCGTCGATTCGGCGGAGCCTGCTGACGCCGGCGGAGCGGGCCGAGGGCTACTACCCGAAGTTCGTGGACACCGAGCTGCTGCGCGGCGCCGCGAAGGACCGCGCGGAGTTCTACGCGCGCGCCCTCGGCGCCGGCGGCGCCCCGGCCTGGATGGAGGTCAACGAGGTGCGCGCCTTCGAGGACATGGACGCGGTGGCGTGGGGCGACGGCAAGCCGGTCCCGCCAAACGCACAGCCGGCGGCGGGCACCGAGCCGACCGAGGGAGGCAATGATGCCGGATCTTGAGTGCATCCAGGCCGACGCGGAGTTCAAGTTCGCCGATGCCGATGCGGCGGCGCGCGGGGAGTTCGTCGGCTACGCCTCCGTGTTCGGCAATGTGGATCTGGGCGGCGACGTGGTGGAGCGCGGCGCGTTCGCCGGGACGCTCGCCAAGCGCAAGGCTGGCGACGTGCTGATGCTCTGGGGACACGACCTCCGCTCGGTGCCGATCGGGAAGTGGCTCGACCTGCGCGAGGACGACCGCGGACTGGTCGCGCGCGGCCAACTCACCCTCGACATACCCCGCGCCCGGGACGTGCATGCGGCGATGAAGGAGGGCACCGTCAAGGGGCTCTCGATCGGCTACATGGTCCCGAAGGACGGCGCGGAGTTCGACCGCAGCGGGCGCGTGCGCCGAATCAAGGCGGTCGACCTCATCGAAATCTCGGTCGTCAACCTGCCGATGAACCCCCGCGCGCAGATCGCGCGCGTCAAGGCGGCGGAGATGACCGAGCGCGAGATCGAGCGGCTGCTCACGCGGGACGCTGGGTTCAGCCGTTCTGAGGCCCGTGCGCTGATGCGCGGCGGGCTGCCCGCCCTCAAGGCCACGCGGGACGCTGGCACCGGGGCTGACGACACCGCCGCCGCGCTGCGGCGGCTCCTGGCAACGCTTTCCCCATAGGAGGCTTCGATGCCGCTCGACGGCGACGAGAAGCAGATCATCGACCAGCTCGGCCGGGCCTTTGAGGAGTTCAAGGCCACGCACGAGCGCGAGGTGGCCGAGCTCAAGAAGGGCATGGCCGACGTGGTCACGACCGAGAAGCTCGCGCGCATCGACGAGGCGCTGAACAAGCTCTCCGAGGCGAAGGACGCGCTCGAGCGCAAGGCCACCGAGCGCCTCGACGACCTGGAGAAGAAGCTGAATCGCCCCGGCGCCGGCGGCCGCGGCGGCGACCCGGATGCAGAGGCGAAGGAGCTCGCGGCCTTCAACGCCGAGCGCAAGAGCGTGGCCGCCGCGGCCGGCGCGCAGATCCCCGCGGGCGAGGTCGGCCTCGACGAGTACCGCGCCTACAAGGCGGCCTTCAACAAGATCATCCGGCGGGGCAACGCCGAGATGCTCTCCGCCGAGGAGCGGAAGGCGCTCCAGGTCGGCGTGGACAGCGATGGTGGCTACCTGGTGCCGGCGGACATGAGCGGCCGGATCGTGCGGCGGGTGTACGAGCTCTCGCCGATCCGCGCGATCGTGTCCGTGCAGCAGATCAGCACCGACGCCCTGGAGGGCATCAACGACCTCGACCAGGTCGGCGCGGTGCAGTGGGTCGGCGAGACCGAGCAGCGCACCGAGACCGCGACGCCGCAGATCGGCAAGTGGTCCATCCCGGTCCACGAGATGTCCGCCGAGCCGAAGATGACGCAGAAGCAGCTCGACGACGCCGTGGTGGACGTGGAGGCATGGCTGGGCGAGAAGGTGGCCGACCGTTTCGCCCGAGGCGAGGCTGCGGCCTTCCTGACCGGCAACGGCGTGGCCAAGCCGCGCGGCCTCACGACCTATCCGACCGCGACGACGGCGGATGACACGCGGCCCTGGGGCACCTTCCAGCATGTCAACACCGGCGCGAGCGGTGCCTTTGCCGGCTCCAATCCGGCAGATGTGCTGTTCGACCTGATCGGCGCGGTCAAGGACGTGTACCTCCAGAACGCCCGCTGGCTGACGCGGCGCGAGGTCATCACCGCGGTGCGGAAGTTCAAGGGCGCGACGAATGGCGACTATCTGTGGCAGCCCGGCCTGCAGCAAGGCCAGCCGCAGAGCCTGCTCGGCTACCCGATCACGATCGCGCAGGACATGCCTTCGCTCGGCTCGAACTCGCTCTCCGCTGCGTTCGGCGACTTCCGCGAGGCGTACATGATCGTGGACCGCGTCGGCATCCGCGTGCTGCGCGACCCCTACACGGCCAAGCCGTATATCAAGTTCTACACCACCCGCCGCGTCGGCGGTGGCGCCCTGAACTTCGAGGCCGTGAAGTTCCTCCGCTTCGCCGCATCGTAAGCGGACGGCTCTGAACGCGGCGCGGGCGCCAGGCCCGCGCCCTCTCCCTCACCACGCGCGAACCTGGAGGCTCTGTCCCGATGCGCGACCTCATGAACAACATCCACGTGGTGCGGGCGATTTCGCCCGTGTCCGTCGCGGACAACACCGCGCAGGTCAGCCAGATCATCGACGTGCAGGGCTACGACAGCCTGACCTTCGTGATCGCGACCGGTGCCCTGGACGACGCCGATGCCACCTTTACGGTGCTGGTCGAGCACGGCGACGACCCGACCCTCTCGGATGCCGCGGCGGTCCCGGACGACCAGCTCATCGGCACCGAGGCGCTGGCCGGATTCACCGCCGCGGACGACAACAAGACGCGGAAGATCGGCTACCGCGGCTCCAAGCGGTACGTGCGGCTGACCATTACTCCGGCCAGCAACGCCTCGCCGGCGCTGCTCGCGGCGGTGGCGCTCCTCGGTCATCCGGCGCAGCGGCCGACCGCGAACCCGCCGTCGTAACGAGGCGGGCGGCCGGGCGTGTCGCTCGGCCGCCCGACACCACAGCGCGCGTGAGGGGCCAATGCTGACGGTTCTGACCCCGGCGGTGACGCACGACCTCACCAAGGTCGAGGCGGTCAAGCTCGAGCTGGGCATCGCGGGCGACGATCAGGACGCCCCCCTTGCCGCCATGATCCGGCAGGCGTCCGAGGCCCTCGCGCGCCACTGCGCCCGGACCACGTTCGGGGAGGAGACCTATCGGCAGACCGAGCGGCTCGCCGAGCCGGTCGAGGCCATCATCCTGGAGCGCGATCTGAAGATCGCGGTCAGCGCCGTGACCGTGAATGGCGAGGCGCTGGATCCGGCCGAATGGGAGCTGGAGGGCTCGCTGCTCTACCGCCTCTCGGGCGACCGGCGCGTGGCCTGGTGCCCCGGCGTCGTGGCCGTGGAGTACACCGCGGGCTATGTGCTGCCGGACGGGGCCCCGGCCGACCTCGCGCGGGCCTGCCTGCTGACCGTGACGGCGTTGTGGCACGCGCGGGGGCGCGACCCGATGCTGCGCTCGGAGAGTGCGGAGGGTGTCGGCACAACGCAGTGGTTCGCCGGCGGCGGCGCCGCGTCCCGCGGCCTGCCCTCGGACGCGCTGGCGCTGGTCGAACCCTACCGGAAGTGGTGCTGATGCCAGCCCTCGCCGACGCCCGCCGCCGGCAGCTCGCGCGCAAGGGGCGGCCGATGACGCTGATGCGCCTCAACGGCCCGTCCGTCTCGCTCATCGGCTTCGCGCGGGACTACCGGCCGGACGAGCTGGTCGGCGGTCTCGCGCAGGGCGACGTCCGCGTGGAGATCGGCGCCGACGAGATCGCCGCCTCCTCCTGGCCAGCGCCGCCGAAGAAGCTCGACCGCATCACCATCGACGGGCGGACCTACACCGTGCAGGGCGCATCGGCCGTGTACGACGGGACGACGCTCGCCGGCTACAGCATATGGGCGAGGGGCTGATGAGCAGTCCGGAGGTCTGGGCCGACGCCAAGGCCCGCATCGTCGTCGCCGCGGCCGCGCTCGGCCTGCCGGTCGCCTGGCCGAACGAGCCGTTCGACCCACCCGATCCGCTCGGGATGTACCTCGTCACCGAGATCAGCGGCGACATGGCCGCGCCCATCGAGATCGGCGGCACGGGCGCGAGCTGGGAAGAGACCGGCACCGTCTGGCTGCACCTCATGGTGCCGGCCGGCGGCGGCATCGACGGCGCGCTCGCCGCGCGGAAAACGCTCGCCAATGCCTTCCGCGGCGTGACGATCAACGGCATCGCCTACACGCGCGCCACGATGGACCCGAGCGGCCCGGCCGACGACGACGGCAACTGGACCCGCGTCACGCTGCGCGTCCACTACAGCTACCAGGATCGCTAGCGGGCCGCGTCAGAGCCCGCGCATCCGCAACAGGCCGCTCGCGCGGCCTTTTTCTTTGGAGAAGGGCCGATGGCCACTACGGGCTACTTCGCCGGCATCCCGACCAGCGATGTCGAAATCTCCTATGCGCTGGAGACGACCTGGGGCACCGCGCCGGCCAGCGGGTTCAAGGCGATCCGCCTGACCAGCGAGTCCCTTGCGGGGCAGAAAACGCGCGCGCGGCCGGACGAGATCAACACCTCTCGGTCGGCCTCGAAGCCGGTGACGACGCAGTTCACGGCCGGCGGCACCGTCTCGGGCGCGTTCAGCTACGACACCTACGACGACTGGCTCGCCTCGCTGTTCTGCGGCGCGTGGACCTCCAACGTGCTGGTCAACGGCGCGGCGTTCCAGTCGCTGTACGTGCGCAAGAAGCTGGCCTCCAATCTCTGGTTCGAGTACCCGGGCCTCTACGTCACCCGCGGGACCATCACCGCGGCGGTCGGTGATTTCGCGCGCATCGAGTTCACGACGGCGGCGAAGGAGGAGACGAAGAAGACGACCGGCTCCGGCGGCGCGGCGTCTGCGGCGCCGGGCGGCAACGTGTTCAACACGGTCGGCAACTTCTCGGACCTCAAGTTTGGCGGCAACCCTATCGCCGCGACGGTGGAGTCCATCCAGCTCGATATCGTGAACGAGGGCGCCGCGGGGCAATACGGCCTCGGCACCCCGGCGGCGCAGGGCATCAACCCGGGCGTGTTCACCGTTGGCGGCCGGATGCGGACCTTCTTCAAGGACGCCGCGCTGTACGACCTCTTCGTCGCGGAGACCGGCGGCGTGCTGTCCTTCAAGCTGACGGACGCGGGCGGCAACTCCTACGTCATCGATGTCCTCAACGCCACGATCATGAACCCGCAGGTGGTCGCGAGCGGGCCGGCGCAGGCCGTGATGGCGGAGTACCAGATCGAGGGCTCGCCCGACTCCAACGGCCAGACGCTGAAGATCACGCGGGCCGCCGCAGGCCCGTAACGCACCCCGGCCGCGGCCGGGCGGCGCCGCGAGGCGCCCGGGGCGGCGGCGATCTGCGGGGGCTCGCCGCCGCCCATCCCCGCTCCCCGCACTCCGCAAGAGGTACGACATGGCGAAGCTCAGCAGCTTCCGGCAGGACTCGCGCGCGATTCAGGAAGGCGAGTGGGTGAGGGTCGGAGAGGAATACGACGACCTGGAGATCCGCACCCGCGGCTTCACCGACGCCTATTTCGACGCGCAGGCGGCGCGCCAGCGCAAGGCGGCAGTGGGCTTCGGCGGCGACGTGACCAAGCTGCCGAGCGCGATCCGCCGGCAGATCAACGTCGAGTGCCTCATCCAGCATGTCGTGCTCGACGTGCGGAACCTGACGCACGATGACGGCCGGCCGGTGACGAAGGAAGAGTTCTACGACCTTCTGCGCGATCCGGACTACGCCGAGCTGGTGATCGCGTGCTTCCGCGCTGCCTCGCTGGTCGGGCAGCGGCGCGCGGCCGATCTGGAGGAGGCGGAGGGAAACTCCGCGAGTGCCTCCGCTGGCACCTGACCTGGGGGCGATTCAACCGCTTCCTGGAGACGCTGCCGGAGGAGGACCGCCCGCCGCCGCCGGAGCTGCCGCCGTGGCTGCACTGGATCTGGCGGGCCTGGCACCGGCTGGACCGTGACCGGATCTGGCACGGCGGCGGCCTGGGGCCGCCGATGCCGGGCCGCATCCCGTGGAGCGTGGT